CTTAGCGGGAACGGAACAGGCCCGCCTTACCTCCACGGGGCTAGGCATAGGAACCACAAGCCCTGATACAGCATTGGAGATAATGAATGGCACACTGAAGATAACGAGGGAGGAAACAGATGACCCTGCTGGATCAGGAGTGACTGAGGACGATGTTAGCCTCAATGTCGCGGGTGGATTGAGGTGGACGTTCTCAAAGTCCTTCGATGACCCGAACCCTGTTCCAATAGGAACAACGACTGACAACGATGTAAGGATAATAAGAAACAACCAAACCCACACATATTGGTATTGGGACAGGACTTATTTCTCCAAGAAAGTTGGGATAGGTACGACAACTATTGACGCACCGCTCCACGTTCAAAGCGCAAGTGACTTACTATCAATATTTGAATCGACAGATGCTAACGCAGGGATAAGGATAGACTCACCCGATGATGGATATTCAGTGGTTTTCTTTGCGGAAGGAGGAACAGACAAGTGGAGTCTCGGCAAGTTAGCAAACAACTCAGACAAGTTCTCCATCTATGATGAGGTGAATAACACACCGAGATTGGTTATTGACACAGATGGTGATATTGGAATTGGCACTTTAACTCCTGATGCTAAGTTGGACATAGAGCAGACCGATGGTGCGGTTCACGGCTTGAAGGTGTATAGAAACGATTCAAGCACATCTACCCCATTGGTTTACCTTCATGATGACAGCATATATGTGGACAATCCCACTCTCCATGTAAAGAACGATAGAACAGACCAATTCGGATATGCTGCTATCTTTGAGGGTAGTGTCGGTATAAATAATACAGCACCCACCGTACCTCTTGATGTCAATGGAGATGTCTTCATTGGCGATAGTAGCGAGACAACCGCACTCTCAGGCTCGGCAGACCTGACGATGCAAGGAGACACCGCACTTGTCACGTTTAAGGCTGATAATGGCTCATCAGGCGACATAATAGCAGGTATTCGTGTATTCGCAGATTCGTTTCGTTCAGCAGGTATGATTATTGGTGACTACAACAACACTACGGGTGCTACTACAGAAGATTGGTTGATTGGAAGGCAATACGCATCTGCGACCAAAGTAGGAATATCAGCAACGCCTGAGAATGGGGGCGATGAGTATCTAACCGCCAACTCAGATGGTCAGAAGGCTGTAAAGATAGCAGGTGACAACGACGACATCGACTTCATCATACACGGTTCTAGCGGTGAGTATTTCCGAGCGGAAGCATCAACAGGAAGGATCGGAATAGGTGTAAGCGCACCCCTGTCTACTTTGGACATAGGGGCTAGTGGTGTTCTGACATTCGGAAACATAAGAACGCAGTTGAAGATAACCAACTCAAGCGCAGACCTACAGTTGGGCCACGCCGACAACGCACACATACTCATTGACACCTTCAACAACTCAACCACGAATTACTTCTCGGTGAGGAAGAACAGCACAACCGCTTCCTCCGCCACCGAGTTGTTCCGTGTTCAAGAGGATGGTAAGGTAAAGATCAACGATACCTACACCTTGCCTACCTCGGCTGGAAACAATGACGAGATATTGACCTACGACACAGCCACTTCAGCCGTGTCTTACTCAAACCTAAGCCGCCTTGCGATGCCAACCGTCTTGATGGATAGCGGATCACATACCATTACCACATCGGCAACCACAATTCCTTTTGACACAGCGACAATAAATGTTGGGAGCAACGCAACATTAGGAACACTTTCTAATGAAGGCCATATTGCTTTAACCAAAGGCGGCTACTATAGAGTATCATACAGTCTTCCCGTAGACGAGGGTTCCAATCACCCGTCACAAGACAGAACAATGATATATGCCTACATGGAAACATCCGATCAACCTGACTTCAGTTCAGGGGTAAGCACAGTCACACAATCAAGGGCGCAGACATATACAAGGGAGAACTCCGGTGGTTCGGGTCTTTCGACTTCGTTTATCTTTCAACACTCAGGAGAAGAATACATTAGGATAAGAGTATTGTCTCAACAAGCCTTATTCATATCGACTGAAACAAATACAGCACAGATAAGCATAGAGTATCTAGGGTCTTGAAACAGTTTAAGTATTCTACTATGCGTAGGAGCATCATGTCTGATAGTGATAGTGAAGTAGACAGGATGAGAGAAGTAGCAACTGACCGCCTTATGTTCATGCGCCTCATGGAGAAGGCCATAAACGACATCGACAGCGTTCTTAGCGGCCTCAAGAGGGATGTGCAAGAGTTGTCGATCCAAGTCGCACAGCGAAACGCTGCAAAGGTAGAAGGCGAGCAAGATGAGCAAGACTAGGAGAGGCAAGATCGTCTACAGACCGCCGGAAAAGTCTTATACCAATGTAAACATTGAAGAAACACCTCATGGGTTTAAGATTTACCGGGACGGTTCGGCACGCCCATTTGCAGTAATACCACACTCAGCCGTGAAGCAAGTAATATACGAAAGAGGGGAATAAAATGAACAACAGCACAGAATGTTTAGTGGACTGCATCAGCGAGAGTTCCTCGCTACTAGACGAAATAGAGATCATTCTCGTCGGGCTTGTCGCCTTGGTCGGTATCGCCGCATGGGGGTACAGGAAGTACAAGGCAATGATGGCTGATGGAAGCATTTCCCTCAGTGAGATCGTTGACTCTATGGACGAGATCAAGGAGAAGGTAAAGGAAGCGGAGGACATCGTTGAGGATGTCACTGAGGCTGCCGAGTCCGTCAAAGCGAAAGCGGTCAAGAAAGAGCGCAAATGCAGCAGTTGTGGTATGCCGGGTCACACAAAGAAAACGTGTCCGGTGAAAGATCATGAGTGAAGTCGCAGTATTGAAAGTCCGTATGGACAACGCCGAGGCGGATATACGCCGCCACGAAATACTTATTGAACGCATAGCAGATATGCAAGGCGAGATGAAGACGGGGTTGACGGAAGTGGCGACGGAACTCAAGGTGACAAACGGTTTGATCGAGAAGAATATGGGGATGCAGCAGAAGGTGATGTTCGGGCTATTAGCCATGCTCGCTTCTGCTCTTGGAATAGGGACACAGGTGATGTAGATGCCGGAGTATTGTCTAGCAAGTGATGTGGGATCAAGGTTGGGGTTAAACAGCGCACAGCGCACACAAGCGTCAAGCAGGTTGACGACAGCGATTAGGAGGGCCACGATAGACGTTGACCAATGCTGGCGTGATTATGGGCGAGACGTTCCCTCCACGGGGGCTACTGATGGGGGTAGCGGCCTCTATACACAAACTGATACGCTAAAAGTAATTCGTGAGATATGCGCTGACCTAGCAGCCGCCTACTACATGGAGGACGAAGGCACTTTCCAGACAACCGGGCCTGACGGTACGTTGAGAGGTGGAGTGTTGAGAGAGCGTGGCGAGAAGAACCTTATGCAGATTGCACACCTCGGATCTATCTGAGGTGATTGCATGGTGACTTTGAAAGAAAAAGCAAGGCAGCAAAGGGAAGGTAGAATCTATACTGCTGTTAATCTCTACAAACACCCCGGATTTCCAAAGATAAGTGCAATAAACGCACTAAAGACAAACACCACGAAGACGACGGAACAAAAAGTAAACATGGCTGCCAAAGACATAGAACTTATGTCAAACCAATACGAGGGTGAAAAAGGGGCAGCCTTGAGAAAGGAGTCTAATAATTTATTCAAGAGTAGAAAGAAGCAGCCTATGGCTGGTTTTGCCGCTTACTTTAACACAAGAGAAATGAAAAGTGGTATAGAGGCAATCAACAAGGTGATTAGAGAGAAGATGCACTTAGAGATGATAAGGGGTTCAAATGAAGGTGTATCACAGACTGCATCTCACATAAGAACCATGACAAGGGAATTCAAGTCTAAGTATTTACCCAACAGGGCGGTTGAAGGTGATCTGTATCATACCATAGCCGATTCTTTGGAAGCACATGATATGCAAGAGGGAAGACAGAAGAACCAATTCATCAGCCTTAGAGTGGGTTCGTATGATGTCGGTGATGATAAGAAGAACCCTACAGGTGTAAGGGGTAGTAGAATGGACAAAGGAGATCCATCTCTCATCGAATTGACAGAAAGGGGAACAGGAACGCTTTCCCGAACCACCTCACCAAAGGCAGGGACAAAAAGAATTAAAAGACTCTTAAAGGGTAAGAATATTGCGGGTGTGACTCGTAAGAGGTGATAACATGGCTATAGCAACGAAGACACAGTATTGGACCTCCCGCATGAAGGGTGGCGACCCCACCTCCTTGAGCGGCACGTTCAACGACGACTTCACGCTCGCATCGGGTAGCGGGTCTGCTTCCGGTGGAGATTGGGTAATCACCAACGGCACATACTCGATAGCCCCCACAGGAACGGCTAACACATTGGTAGCGGTCTTGGAATACACGACTGCCCCTGACGATGACACGGTTCTCATGAGCATAGATGACGGGAGCAAGAGAGTTGAGGTACGTTCCACAGGGAGCAACACCTCGCTCAAACTCGTAGGGACCACCACGGTCACTATCAGCGACCTTGACTTGGCTAAGGCGGAGGAAAACCCAACTACCCTTATTTTGCGTCTTACGCTTGACGGGACGGACGCAAAACTCTACACGCATGAGATCATCAACGACGACGATGGAACGGCTGTATTCGCTTCTGTGACGGCTTCTAACAGTAGTTCTACGGGAGTAGTGTGGGGCAACACAAGCGGGTCGGTGAAATGGGGTGCGGTCTACTACTCAAAGTTCGGTGCTTTCGCCCCCGACGAGTTGCTTCTCTCAGACTTCGCACAGGACACGCTCGCACGCATGGGCCTCGGTATAGTTGACCAACTCAAGAACTCAACTAGGCCATACCTCAAGACGCAAGTTCCCGACTCTTCAATCGTGTATGGGTACGATCTATCATCCGAGATGACCAACAGATTGCACACACCCACGATACACGTTCTCATCAGCGCACTAAACTCCCCTACCTTTGAGTCCTTGGGTGGCGCGAAGATCACGCAGAACTATGACGTGCAGATATTTGTGGCTACCCGTGGCACGAACTATGAAAACTCCTACAGATCGGGACTGAACATTCTCGGAGAGGTCTTCGATGAGTTATACACGCAGACCGGCGTGCAGGGAACGACAGATAGCATCATACAGTATGACGCGCAACTAGATTCCAAGATAGACGACGACGAGACAGTGTGCGTTCACGTCCTCACAATGACCTATATGCGCCGCATAGATATGCGTCACAGATAAGAATATTAATAAAGCAGTCAGTGTGTCCTAAGACCACATAGAGGTGTACCTATGGTAGAGTTCCTGAACAGATATGTATCGATAGAAAAAGAATCAACATACGGGACCGAGCCTTCCGGCACTCCGATTTACGGAGAGGTCGATGATGAATCGCTCGCAACGACGTATGACTTGATGACAAGGCAAGACATGAGCAGACCGATTTCTTCAAAGTCCGTGACCGGCACTGAGAGGTCCGAGGGTGACATCAACCTCGCTATGCAGGTCGATGACTTTGTAGGTAACTTGCTTTACGCTTTCTTCCCACAAGACACACAGACCACTGACGGCTCACAAGAGCAGCACGTTCTAACTGAGCCTTCCTTGACAAGTGCCTCCGGTGGCGTTTACCCATCGTGGACTATCCGTGTCGGTAGAGAGGAAAAAGAACACACATTCACCGGAATGGTGGCTAACTCACTAAGCGTAAGTGCATCTGTGGGTGAGTACGTCATGATGGGTGTGGGCTTCTTGGGCAAGAGCGAGTCTGCCCCTGCTGCTTTGGCTACGGCCACCTTCGACGGTGCTGCGCTCGATGCTCTTTACTTCGCTAACGGCACAGTCAAGTTCGATGATGGTAGCGGAACTGCACCAGCAGCCTCCGCAAGCGTCAAGTCCATTTCCTTTGACATCAACCTAAACAGGGACACGGACAACGCATACGCAATCGGTAGCCCTTCATATGGGCGTGCGCCACCTGCACAACGCAGGGAGATCAGTGGGACCATCGAGTTCAACAAGGTTCTCTATGGCGACCAAAGCCTAGATGAGCCTGACTACGATGCCCTAGTAGCCTCAGACGGTGTGGCATACAACGATGGCACTGACGCAGTTATGACCTTGGACTTCCTAGACGAAGCCGGTTCCGACTTCATCAAGTTTGAGTTCTTCAACATTAGGTTTGAAGCCCCCGAAGCATCTGTAAGCGGCAGGGACACGAACACTATGACTGTAAACTTCATCGGCCTCTATGATGACAATTTGGGTGGAATGAGAGTGACTGCCAAAGGCGCACAACTCAGCGCAACCGAATATGACGCATGAGGTGATTAATTGCACGAAGACCTAGCAAAAGACTATGACTTAGACGAGAAGGACATGGCTACGCTCTCCAAGATCGAGTCAAAGAGCGTTGCACTTAGATTCCTCAAGAGGTTCCCTAAGAAGGTAGCCAAGCCCGCTCCTAAGAAGAAAGCACCGGCCAAGAAGGTCGAGGTCGAGGAAGAGAAGGGTGATGAGTGATGGCTAACAACGGCGGCACTGTAATCACTGATAAGACTAAGTTGATGGTCAGCAGATTCGCTGGCACGGCTGCTGAAGTGCAGACTGCGTTCAGGGCAGCCATAGCCAACAACGATGTAGTCATTTCCTGTGACGTATCAAGAAGGAAGAACAGCGAGGACATTGCTCTCACTGTCGTTTGGTATGACGTAGCATAAATATTTATTAATGCTATAATGTTTAATTTATTCTGAGCGGGCCTGTGGGCCATAGAGTAGTGATACCATGCCGGTAATGAAGAAAGAGATAGAGTTAGACGACGGACGAAAGATTTGGGTGAGGCAAGCCTCCGGTATGGAGAGGCTCAAGATCACTAACATTCAGGGTAAGGCTTTCCGCAAGATGCGACACGCCGGAACTCCCGACAAGTGGACTGAGGAACAGAACGAGGAATTTGCCTCTATTGTAGATGACATGGGCGGTGGGATAGAGGCTCAGATAGAATCATGGGTTCCTGCTTGCATTCTCGATGAGGATGTCGATGTCAATATGCTAACGTTTGAGGAACTGAACAAGATCCTTCAGTTCGTCCGTGGTGACGATGAGGATGGTGCGGTCCCTTTTCAGAATTCCTGATGGTCGCACCGAGCCTTTGCATGGCCTTCAAAGGGACACTTCCTTCTGACCTATGGCTCAAGTATTCCGTGGAGGGTGGTCGTCACCTGATGGACATGGACTTGGTTGTGGCTGCTGAGATAAACGACAAGATCAGCGAGGCTACCAGCGAGGTTAAGAAGCGAGATGCCAAAGGTGCAGTAGCCCGCAGGGACCAAAGGCGTGAGCAACGCAAACTCTTATCAAACAATATGGATCTACTCGACATATTGAGCGAAAGCGGTGTTCCGGTTGAGGGTAAGCGAAGTGAGGGTTCTGAATGATAGAAGCGTTGGGAAGTAGCCTATTGTTGGGGTATCTTTCCCCTGTCGCACTGTTCACGGCAGCCATCTGTCTCCTTGTTCTTCGCGCTGGTGCGTCTAGGGTTTTCTTCGACATTGTTGGTACTTTCCAAGCCACCAAGATGATCAACGATGCTCAATCCGCCGGAACTGTGTTTGAGTCGATTTACCTAGATACTCTTACGGGAATACAAGAATCAGCCCAAGAACTAGGCGAGATATTTAATAATCTTACTGACAGTGTGGTTCCGATAGCAAGGGAACTAGCCGAGGCAGAGATACAATTAGACAAGTTCCTTGAGGCCGGGTTAGACGTAAGAGAAGTGAGGGAAGACCTAGAAGGCATCGGTATGGCCTTCGGGTTCGCTGGCGATCAAGCAATGGAAGCAGCCGCTAAGATGGCGCAGATAAGCGGTGTTCTCGGTGCTGGTTCCTTGGCTACGGGAACGCAAATAGGTATGGAGTTCGGCCTAATTAGCGGTATGGAAACCGAGGCTGCTATGCAGAGGATGATCAACCTTCAACAACAGACTAAGTTTATGACTGACGGTATCAACGAGAATGCCTCTGCCGAAGAGAGGGCCACTAAGATAAGGCAAAACTCAATGTTAGTTCTCGACCAACTGAACACGATTGAGAACCGCTCGGCTGCTACGATGGAGCAGATAACCTTCGTCATGAACCAATTCGCTTCACAGGCCCATCTTGCCAATGAGGAAATAAGAAGCATGGCCGCACTATCGGCGGTCATGATTGAGACAGGTGAGGAACAGGGTAAGGGTGGTCGAGCCTTGCGTATGATGTTCGCTAGGTTGGGTTCCAACATCGGTGGCGCAAGAGATGAGATGGAGAGATTCGGTGTTCAGGTTGTGGACGCAGAAGGTAATATGCGACCTCTATCAGTGATGCTAAAAGAACTAGAGGCAGGTTTCTTCGCCCAAACCAGCGCACAGCAACAGAACACAGCGCAGGTCATAGCCGGAAACAGGCACTACACACGTTTCCTCAAGTTGATGACCAACCTTGATCGCGTGAGGGAATTGGAAATAGAGTCAGCAATGCGTCTATTCCCCGCTATGGATGAGATAGAAAGAAGAAGAAACAGCGAACTTTTTCAACTTGAGCAATCGGAAGCAGCATTGAGAAACTACTCTGCTGCTTTAGGTGAGGCACTCATACCACAAATGACAAACGTAAATATGATACAAGCAAATTTCATGAAGACGCTTGCTGAATTCGCAGAGGGTCCATTAGGATTCATAGTTCCCGCCGTTATGGGCTTGGCTAAGTCCTTTAGCACAGTGTTGGGGCCACTTGTCAACACGGTGATTACCTTCAAGAGCCTCAGTATATCCATGCAGACGCAACTCGCTGTTATGCGTGCTTTGAACCAACAGCAGCAAACCTCAAACGCATCAACCATAGCAGGGAACGTAGCGAATAAAGATGCGGCTGTGCAATATCATTTCCAACAACAAGCGTTGCAAGACTTAAATAGAGAAAGAGAAATAGAAAAAGGATTACTTGAGCAGAATATGAATTTGGCTTCACTTAGCACGGATGCGCTATATGAATATCTTGCGGCGGCAGAAAGAGACTTGGAAATCTTAAAAGACAAAGATATAATAAAACAAAGATTAATAGAAAAAGAAGAAATATTAACTGAATTAATATATAGAAAGGGTGCGGTACTAGAACAAGAGAATGCAGACAAGGAGGCCGCAAATATAAGGGATAGGCAGCAGATTGAAAACGCAAAGCAAAACGCTGCCGCTATGAACGGTCTGACTATGCAGATGATGGGTGCTGGAACGGCCCTAATGATGTTCGGTAAGAATCAAAGGGCAATGAAGGCAGGTATGGTATTGAATACTGCTGCTATAGGGGCGCAGATATTTCAAATGATTATCAAGAATGCAGAATCCATACAGGCCACATTCAATACAAGGGCCGAAACACAAGCGTTGCTTGCAAACACAGGAGCATTAGGGGCAAACACAAAAGCAAGAGCGACTAATAATGAGGTGGCGCGTGCAGGTTCAGCAGCAGTAGGTATGGGAACGAAAGGCTTCGGTAAAGCACTGATGCGTTCTGCTGCTATGATGGGCGGTATGGCTATTGCTGCTGTTGGTGTCAGTTATGCGTTAGATAAATTCCTATTCAAGACGAAGAAGGCGAAGAAAGAAGTAGACGACTTATCATCTTCCCTGATTAGCGCAACGGATGTATTGGGCATAATGGCAGAAGAGGGATTCACAGTCGAATCCTCTCAACAAATAGTAGATGAGCAACAAGCGATAGTAGACTCTATAAGAGTACAGTACAAAGAGGGTGAGAAACTAAACGCCTTAGATCAACAAAGGCTTGACACGGCAATGAAGTTAAGAGATGAACATCAACTAGCAATAGATCAAACTGAGAATATGGCTAATCTAACAAAGGTATTGGCTATGGACTCAGAGGACTTGGCTACCTTTGCTTCAATGGACATAGATCAACTCAGAAGAAGCGCAAGGGGGATGGAAATACACACAGGATCAGTTTCAGAAAACTTAGCAGAAACGATAAAAACATATGAAGATACTCAAGATGCCCTAGGTGCTTATGGTGAGGAATTCGTAAGAATATTCAAAGAGACAGGCGATATAGAACAAGCCAAGGCCGCACTACAAGGGTATTTGGACATAATAGAAGATGGTCTTGCGGGAAATGGCGCAGGTAGCATCGCTGATTCTGTTGAGGTGGCGAACAATACCCTTACTGATTTCCTAAACACAAGAGAAGAGATGTTCCACGGCTTCAAGGCCGATAAGTTAACAGGTGACTTGGTTAGACAAGTCCAACAACAGGGAGTCGAGACATTGATAACAAGCACGGAGGTAGTCATGACCAACGTGTTCAACGGTATGACGATACCGGAGATGGCTGACTTATTGATAGAAGAGATAGAGATTAGAGGTAGGGCGAATGGCTTCAACGTCACCGCTAACGTAGCGTAAGGTGAGTGAATGGTAAGGACTGTCAACAAGAAGTACCAAGTGTGGCTCGCTGGCTACTACGATGACTTCAACGGAGCGAGAGCCATTCCCGATGACACCAACAGTCCGGGTTCCACAAGAAGTCATAGCAATTCCCACCACGGCAACCCGATGAACGGAGAGGCCACGTTGAACCCCCGATACCGATGGGCCGAGCCTGATAGGGATCAGACCGGATCGAATCTCTACGCTTCCTCCACCAACAAGTTCTTGCAGAACGACGGTGTGTTTGAGTATATCTCGTATGACGATACAAGGCAAAGCAGCAGCGAATGGGAAGGTAGGGCGCAGTTGCAATACCCCGACGGCCACGTTGCCAACAGATACAGGTTCGCAGGGTCAGGTAGCGTGGGCTACCAACGGTTCGTTAACGGCTACGACACCATAGGCTCGTATCTCGTTCCCACAGGCAGCAACGACGCTACTTTCGGTAGGGCGGCCATGAACGGCTACACAAGCAGCCTGTACGAAGACCCTTTGGAGGCGGATCAGTCAAACGCTGGTGTCACAGACACCACAGGGGATTTCGTGCAAAGGGCGCACCTCGCTGGTGTGTGGATGGGTGAGCAGTTTCAGGAAACCTCATCAAACACACCCCACACCCTGTTTGCCGAGGTCACTTCCCCCGCCAAGAAGCCGTTCCTAGTCGTTCAGTCCTCAAGGTGGGACAGCACCGACAATGAGAACACACCGACTTTGATCTACGATGGTCCTTTGAATACAAGACTCGATGGCGATGTGTTTACAACGCGCCTTTGCTTGAGGACGTTGACGGGGGCCGGTACGACGAATTGGAACAAGATAAACCTTCAGTTTGAGATAGGCTTCGCAGCACCAACAAGCGCACTGACGGACACAGGGTTCAGTGGCACACCAGCCGTTGACTTCACCATACCTATCAACGACACAGGACTTGTTATTTCCCCTAACATAACATACGACCAAACAGGTCTGCTATACAATGACCTAGATCAAGAACAATCTTATGACAACGATGACGCTTGGCTTGACATAGACTTCGTTATGGACTACACCAACACTAGATACGACATATATGTGAACGGAACAAGGGTCAAGCAAAACCAAGCCATGAACGGATCACCCACACCAGCCGATCTATACGGCTATCAAATCACTGTCAAGAACAACAGTTCTCACACCCAAAACGGTTATGTTTCCTACTTGATGGTTGATCGTGTAGGTGTAGTCAGATACTTGACGGACAACGTGACGGGAGACACAGACGATGCCCCCATCACAAGCCTGAAGATGACCCGATCCACTAATGGTATATCTTCCTGTCAAGTAAAGGTATCGGACATACCTGACTTACACACAGACGGAGTGAGGGGAAGTGTCGCAGCAAACTACGCACACAACCTCAAAGACCTATTTGTGGCTACCTCCGCCCTTGATTGGAACTTGCTCATCTTCGGTGACACCGACACAAGAATGGACAGGCCACTGTGGAGGGGTATAGTCGAGAAGTTCAACATTACACAGAAAGCAAGAGACAGGAATCTCACATTCGATGCACGGGACTCTCTTAGCGTCATGGACCGCACCGTTCCCCTGTGGGAAGTAGGACAGGAGGCACTGAACGACAGCGAGGAAGACACACCCTATTGGCTCTATGAGGCCAAGGGATTCAAGGATGTCATGAACATGGGTGTCACAAAGTTAAAACTTCTCAACAACGATTTGGGTTTCGACAAGGATAGCGGCCACATAGAGACATCCACGCAAAGGACGCAGTTGGGTTCCGGCCATCCCATACAGATGTATAACAACGAGAACTCGGTGTATGGTCCCAACGACGTAGAGAACTATTATGAGGGTCTTGGTGTCACTTGCGTCTACAAGAATGCGAGCGGCCACACAGTAGTAGAATTAGAGCGTGATCCCGGCACTCTCAGCACGGGAATCAACTTCATCAACTTTACAAACCACAACGCAACAAACAAGACCGTAAGCACTCAATCATCCGATGGTAAGACGCTGACGTTTGACGGGTCTGTTGCTGCTCAAACACTTACTTTTACGGGAGAAACAGCCAAGATCATCTATATGGGGAAGGCTTGGGGTCCGTTCTTCGATTACCAACTATACACCAATATCCCACCATACAACCAACAGTGGCCTAGCATAGACTCCACGCACCCAAACAGCACATACTATGGAACCTTCGGCAACGCTGCTGACCTACACTTCATCTTCGATGCAGACCCCGGCCTTTCCGTAGGCGATGAGTTTGCGATAAATGGCGTAAACGATGCAGGAACCGCAACAGTTCCTTCTGCCTACATAGGGAAGCATAAGGTAAAGCAGATACAAACCACCAAGTCATACTTCAATGACACGATAACAGGCACAAACGACGCTAAGATTTGGTGGGTCAAGACGCACACACAGTATCAAGGTAGCGAACTAGGAGACTATTCTGCGAACACACTACTATACTCAACAGCACGGGTAAGTTGGTCTAAGGATAAAGGTAATATTGACACCGTAGAGGAACTGCCATACAGGGCCTTGCACGCCCGTTGGATGCGTGACCTACCTCAATCGCTGTGGTTCCAATACCACTTCGGAGTGATAAACAAAGACGCTGTGAACAACGCCAATCTAGCACAGCAAGCGATCAGTGCCAGCCAAACCCTCACATCATCGAGCAACAAACTACAAGTCACTTCTACGACTTACTCAAATGTGCCACAATACGGTGTCGCTGAGATTTGGCAATGGAATGGAACAGGTCCGGTGAACAGCAACAACTTGGTCTTTAGGGGTAAGTTCGTGTATCAAGGAAAGGTGACATCAGGAAGTGACTACTATCTGATAGGATGCAAGTATATGCCTACTATTACCGTGGGAATAGTATCTACCTACTACTTGAAGGTGCGAAGCATACAAGATGACTACAAACACGTTTGGTTGCTATGGTCAGACATGAGGAACAACGGCAAGGCTGATGCAGATGGTAGCGAGAGAAAGAAAGACTTCGGATTGCAACACCCTGTCACTGAAAACTACGAGGTCGATATGTTCTACGTCGATCAGACCGACGCAGATGGAAACATCGACAAGTTTGCGAGCCTGAAAGTGGGAGAGGACATAGATATTTGGAATGTGGACGCAACGGCTGATCCCGTGACAAACATAGCCTTCTCCAAGCCAGCAGATTACTCCACATCGAGAGCGGTCACAGCAATCAGCAACGTGGCTGGCAAACTAAGAATATCGACAAGCACAACAACAGGAGTAGTAGCCGGTGATTATGTGCATCTAGTAGGAACACAAGACCACGATGGAGGACATCTCGTTGATTCCGTATCTGCTGGAAGCAGTATAACGACAACTACCACATTTGTCAGCACCACATTGTCTGTTAGCGGCACGGCTCTATACTACCCGACTACAGGTAGCGAAGAGGACTTGTCGCAATACCAAGATTGGGAGGACAAGGGCGGTGCTTTCCTAGTTGTGGACTCATCTCCTTTCTTTAATCTTAACACTAACTCTAATGATGGAAAGACCGGACAAGAGGCTGGTGGCGCAACTGACCTCATAGACTACACATCAAACAGCAAGGGCCAACCTACGTTGATAGACAACTATTGGGCCGAGGCGATTACCTCTCATCTAACAACCGGAGATAAGGGACTAACTCATCCTAATGCACAATACATAATATCAGATGCTACGTTTGTATCTGACCTAGATAACAACCAAACTTATCTAAATACGAATTACTTGGGTCTTCCCGTCAACGATGCTAGTATATTTGCACAAAACGGCTATGGTCAAATGAGAGCGGTGTTAGATAACAATGAGAATGTGCAAGACTTCTACTTCTCATGGACAGGTAGGATAGAGAGCGAGTTAGGTTCCTACACTGTAGCCACAGCAGGTTCAAGTGCTACTTTTGAAGGTAGGACAACACAAGAGATAACAGTATCGGGCAGTCCTAATTTTGACTTGAATGGCATAAAAGAAGGTATGGTTGTCGTTAGAACCAAGGGAAGTACGGAAACCATACACAATATCATAAACTTAGGAGAAACTGACGACAGTAACCAAGGAAATACACTGATCGTGCAAGGTAGTGATTGGGCTGCTACTGATACATTTGTAGTGCCGCCGCAGTTGGGCAAAGTGTATATGACACAATTGACTGAAAATGAGATAAACTTGGCTTTGGCAAGCAGAACGGGCTTTGAAGATGCCATTAGAGACAAATTCAACGCAGAACAGGGGAATACATGGGACATATTTGGATTAAAAGCGTCAAGAGAGGCTAGCAAGAGGGTCGAAGTTCACCCAACTATAGGTTCTGCTTTTATGCTAAGATTAATGATGCACATGGACGGGTTCATCAAGAGCAGAAACAGTGGTACTTTCTTTGAGAACGACAAGATACGGACCTTGTGGAATGCAGCCATAACAGACAGTTGGCTGCCACCAACACGTTTGACCGCCATGTATGACATCAACAACGTGCCAAATACTAGCATCATGACCACATACAACGATACGTCGTCAAACGACAGTTATGGGTCGATGTTGGACACAAGAAACAAGACCTTGGCTTCCATATTGAATTCTATGAGGCAAAACAGTGGCTTTGGAGATACGAATGAGATAAAGACGACTTTCTCATACTTAATAGGTCACGATGGTAGGTTGGAATTCAGGCCAAAATACAACTCTCATCTCTCATTCGATAGGCAGAACATGAAGATAGCCAACTTCTCGTCTGTCACGACATCGCAGATCACGAATGTCAGGGTTTACTACAACGGAGGTGCTTCTTTCATTGACTATCCCAAACCAGCGACCACTGACACGACAAGATGGCGAATATTGGAGAAACCTGCGATCACAAGCGGAGAGGAAGCACGTTTCCTAGCAAAACAAGAATACAACAAAAACCAAAACGCACCCATGAGCCTGTCCATAGAGCCTATCTTAGAGTCAGATGTGGATTACAAGATGATAGAGAGCGGAAGATACGGCTACATAGCCGATCCATACATCGCCTTGAAGGGCAAAGGTGCAAACGTAGCATCGGAATACAAGTATGTCACGAATTGGACACGTTTGGGAGGCGGAGGCGCGTTGTTCCCCGGTATGGTCAACGCTCTTGACGGCAACCAAGCGACAACCACGGACATATACGCAAGATACGGGAGTAGCGCAATAGACAATACCTCATCTAGCATCACATACACCAACAACTACACATGGTATGGGGCGAACTCGATCTCATATGCCTTGCAGGTAGTGGATGTGACTAACAAACTACCTTTCGTAAGCGCAACTAGCGGCGAGTCCTTGAGAGTTTGGATAGACTTGAAATCATCACAAGCGTCCGACGCTACAATAGATACGGCAGAATTCACCATATACTTATACGATTATAGTTTCGCTACTGATAGGGCTAGAGCGGCCACGACAGAAGGGGCGGCAAATATAGACGTGAAACACAGTGGATTCTACGAAATATCAGTTCCTACGAGTTATGACAATTCTGCTGGCGGAAAGGTGATAGTATCGTTCAACGCAGAATACTGTCGTGCGCTTCTCAGGCACAGGTGCGGCGACCCGTCAAGTGCGAACATCCTAGCGAGAAAGGCGACGAACACCAACACTATCTTCCCGATAGGAAAGAGGGAATACGACTTCCAAGCCGGAACGATGAACGATAGGGCAGAATGGTACGCTCCACGTATAAATATATGTAGAGACATGGCATATCATCCCGCCACGATAGTATCTGTCACCGATCCGGGTTTGGGACTCAACACGGCAACGAACATGGTCGTGCAAGATGTATCGTGGAATGTCATGGCTGGTCAAACTGACCAAGTAATGTTGAAGTTAGAGCGGGATGAATCCATAAAGGTCGGTAGTTTGACTACATATCTGTTCAATCCAAACAGTGCAGGGTCGCAAATGGCTAATGATTGGGGTCAGAATCTAAACCCGCCAATCATAGGATCAGACGCACTTGCTCCCACTCCACCTACCAACACACCATCTACCGATGGAACACCAACATTAATAACAGGAGGCAGCACTGACACACAAATAGGCTTCGGAGACACAAGCGTTAGCATCAACCAATACTCAAGAGGTTCTTTCGGTAGGATTAGAGGTAGGATGAACTTCAATGACTTAGGAAACAGCAAACTAGCAGTTTTGGGTCAGAACAGAACGGGAGCCACACCAACGGCTATGTTGGGAATAGAAGGTGGAGAGGGGTCTATCATCGCAACCGGAGGTTCTGCCGCTCTAACAGCCGATGGCTACGTCTTCGGTGGCAAGGGCAAGAGATACACCGGAGACAGTTTCGCTGGTAACTTGACAAGTCAGAAAGTAAGCCTACAAACGCAGTTCGTGACACCTGAGAACGTAGTAAATGACGATATTATTGTCACCGCAAAAGTAAGTTGTGGTGATTTCAACACATCTCAGACTGCTGTGCTTGAAACGACTGTCACTAATACTCAGACAGGAGCAAGTGTGAGTGCGACTACTAACATATCCACGAACACAGACAGAAAGACAGTCGATCTGATACCAAGCACTACTCTATCAGGTATAAGCAATCCTAAGACTAGATTGGAAGTGAATATCGTCAGAAAGCCCGGAACAGGAAGTGACAACGCAGACTCTACATCTGTGACCCTACACAACTTGGATGTGAGGATGAACAGGGCAGCGACCCCAACCGCTTCCAAGTCTGCTCAGTTCTCTACGTTCTCGTAGGAATTTCGTAGGGCTAGAATGTCCTTGGCACGCTTCCTACCGATGCCTTCAATCTCCATCAGTGACTTCTGTGTTGTGCGTGAGCGTAGTATTCCCGGCAGACTACCGAACTTCTTCAAGAGTTTCTCGGCTGTCGCAGGTGTCACGCCCTGAACTGTGGAAAGAGCGGCTATCCGTGGGTCGAGGTCGAACTTCTTGACGGAGTGTATGATGTCGGGATGGTGGTTGCTGAGAGCCATGCCGTCCTGTGTGTGGTTGACGACCAACCACTCCACGAAGTCGTCCATGCTGATAACCTCCATGTACTTTATCTTGGGGAATCGCTGGTAGAACGTGATCTTGAATTGATTTATGACCTTCTTCATCCGGGCCATCTCCATAGCGATCTGCTTGGCCGACGGCCTTCTGCTTCCCTGCACCCACGGCTTGAGTTTCGTGCCGTAGACGAGCAGCACGGGGTTCTCGTAGTTCTCTTGCAAGTCCCGCAACTGCGCTACAATCGTGCGCGTCCTACCTATTCCCAAGATAGACCGGTAGAGGTCATTTATCTCCTTGGCCTCTATTCCCCACTTGCCTATCTGATAGTCGGCTGATGCCATCCTACATACTTTTACCTTATCACTACCCATTCTCATGAGCAGTTTGTTGACTACTTTGGGATTTTCCCGGTCATCGACCAAGAGCATGATAGATGTAGTCTTATGGGTATATTTAAGGCGTTTCAAAATCCGTAGTGCTGATACACTTCGTCTTGCAACACTACTATGTGCATTTTACAGGTATCGCAGTATTTTTCAGTCGATTTGTCGAGGTGGAACTTGCAGTTGCAGTTCGGGCAGTTCTGTATTTCTTCGGGTTTCATTTTTAACATTGTCATCATTTTATCATCTCCTTGTTCCGTCATCTCGCCAGCATGAGCCGGGACAGCCTATCTTCGCTGCCAGCCATGAGCAAGTGGGAGTGTTTTCGTGGTCGAGTATGGATCGGACGTGCATACGAGTCTCGGACGGGTTGAAGTCCCTCCAACCCAACTTTCCGATGAAGTCTGTCATCTCGACGGTTATCTCATCTTTCTGTGCTGCCGTGAGTGAGGCAGGGGGAACGAACCACCTGAGATTCTCATACAAGTGGTAGGCCAACGCCAATCTTGGTGCGTGCTTGGGATTCTCATGGGCGATGGCTTGTTCTATGCACGGAGGTATGGGAATCTGCCCCGCAGACCCTACCTTTTCGTGCATGACAGATTGAAATGTCATTTCGATTTGGGGATTGGCTGCGATCCACTTGGTTATGCTGAAATCACTGTGTTTTGGCGTGCCTCGGAACGGGTCAAGGTCTTTGAACCGAGACTCAGGCTTAGAGGGAATATTGTAGCCAATAGGATTAGCGGCAAATTCTTCTGTGTCTATGTTGACCGCCCACTTCTGACGGGTCGGGTTGTAGGTGTCGGGTATGCGAGTCAACTTCTGCGGGTGTCCCACGCCATCGAGGGTCTTGAGTCCCTTCGCCATCTGTCGCTCGTAGCGGTCAACGTGCTTGGCTATGGCCGTTCCCATGACAGGCTTCTCAAACATCTGATGGATGTGGAAGCCTCGGCCCGTGAACACCGTCCTGATGTCACCATCAAGCCGATTGATCAGTTCTGCTGCATCTAGTTTCACGTCTTCCAAGGAACCACCTTCTTCTATGTCAAAGTCCCACCAAGCCCGGTCCATGATCACCGAAGCGATGTCCATTTTCCAAGGTCTTGTGGGGTCAGCACGCTGGTATGAGTAGAGCGACGTATAGCACGATGCCCTACCATTCACACGACTAACATAATCGTCAAAGTTCTGTCGGCTGTCACAGGGAGTACGTCGCAAACCTATCTCACGGGGAAATGACAGTAGCATGATATTACACCTCTTGCTGGTGTCCACACTCACATCCCATCACGGTTATCAACTTAGGGGTCATCCCCTCTTGGCCTGTGACCTGCCAAACGTCTTCTTTGCCTTCCCAACGGTCTTCATGACCGCAAGCGGCACATACTACCTTCATACATCCCACTCCGTCATACCGTTTAGTTCAGCCTCGCAGTTAAGCGAAAAATCGCACCAAACAGGGCAGAAATAGTCATTCCATTTCATCGGCCACTGTTGGGATGTCAATGACTCTATAGTGTCGTATAAGTTTTCTTCAAAGGTATTAAGAGAACGCTCTCGGAAAGGCTCAAGCAGGGCGAACCCACGCTCAGGGCCGACCCACATCGTCTTTCCTCTCTTGTTGCCCTCAAGCAGCAGGTTGTCGTTGAGGTCTTCGGGTATCTCGTAATCAGGCGTGATGTAGAGGAAATGAGTCACCTCGTCGTAGCCCAAGGCCCTTAGCATACGGGTGTAGTAGACCAACTCCTTGCGTGTCCTACCTAGTTTGCTCATACCCATGTTGCCTGTCTTTAACTCGACAAGGCACAGGCCACCGTCGGGATGCCGTATCACACCGTCGATGAGGCCGACCCATATGATCTCATGACCGTCGAACTGCTCATACACCTGATGCTTTATCTCAGCCTCGACAACCTCAAGGCCACCAAGGTCGTGCGCTATCTGATGTATTAGTAAGGTAAGACTATCTACGCCCTCGTCCTCTTCCACACCTTGTTCGGCAGCGACTTCGGGAATGACTTCAGGACCACTGAGAAGACCATGCTCCATCACGGTATGCACGGCTGTTCCCCTAATCATTTCCTCAGTGGGAGGCGCACGGGGAATGTCAGCGACATACGACCAATAGAACTGACGTGGACACTTCATGTAGGTCATCAAAGAGGACTTGCTGATACGCAAGATACCGTCACCGGGACGGTACGAGGAACGAGATACTTGATCTTCACTCGCTCTCGTCATTCATAATCAGCCCGCTATCCCAATCTTCCACTGTCGTTTGCTTGTTATCAAAAAGGTTCTCTCCACAGGTGGGACATTCATCTTGCTTTGGAAGTCCGTTGATGATAGGTCTTGTGACATGCTCACCACAGTTGGCGCACGTTATGTCCTCCGTCTTGCCCATGTCTTTCAACAGGGCAAACAGAACAATGTTTAGTTTGCTTAGTTGGTTGTCAACTATGCTAAACGCTTGCACCGTCTGTCCCATAAATGTCTGTATCTGTTCTGCAAATTCAGCGAATGTCTTATCCTGCTTCATGTTGTCACCTCGTCCAACCACGGCTATAAACTATACCCACGTAAGGTTCCCAAGACCCCTATGCGCATTGATAAGGGGTTGGGTAGGCCACCCCGCAAGATTGAAGTATGGCTCGACTTTCTTGAGGATGAAGCGGTCAGCCAACTTGCTGTAGCCGATGGTTGCAATGCCATCTATCTCCGATGGATCATCGAAGGCTAGGTAGTTCCCCTTCTCATCTATGGTGACGAGGAAGAAGTCACCTGCTCGGTAGCCCTTGCCTAAGAACTCGTTGGCCCATCCAGCACCAGCAGAAGGGCCTGACAGCACCTTGTATTGTGATAGGTCCTTGACTAACTTCCCCTTCATGCACAGGAGAGCGGGGTCTACGTTCCCACCTACGACGTTTGTGATGAGGTCTGACAGTTCCGTTGTCACCTTGTCGCTTGGGTCGCCGTTTAGTATTCCCGTTATGGTATTAGTCATAGCCTCCTTCATGACAGGCGGCATACGAGATTGCTTCAACTCGATGCCCTTGACATAGAGGGTAGGATCGTGGTAGGAGCCGTCAGTCCACGCTGTCATGCCCGTGTACCTGTTCTTGGCGACGAGGATGATACGGGAACACCACTTCTCAAACTCAACCTCTATGGGGGCCATACGTGCGTTTATCCTGTCTATGACCTCCAACCCCCTCTCAGGCGTGGGTATGACGCAGAATACGCTGTCTGTGTGGCCGTAGAGAACCTTGAAGCCCTCGGCCTCGGCCTCGTCCATCAACTCATGCAGGGTGCTTCTTGACGTGTAGGTGATCGCCGCAGCGATCTCAGGGTGATACATACCATACTTAGCGTCACCAGCAACCCCGTACATGGAGGCTACGAGCGTCTTGGCAGCGAACTGCATTGTGTCCCACTTCTTGATATTCTCAGGGTCAGACTTCATGAGGGCCTTGAACTCGTTCCGCATCTTGGTCATGTAGTCCATCTGTCGGATGAGAACGCCCTTTGTATCGGTCCTGAACTTTGTACCGTTGCCACAATCCTCCCCGTCAGGCGAGAGTGTGTCCCAAGATATGTTGTACTTATTGGCGTTGCTGTGATACATTGCTTTTATGTCAAGAATACCTACGTTGTCGTAGACACCGGGTTCCACGTCTAAGACATCTGCGCCCTCGTAGTTTATCTTGTCGAACTGCGGGCGTGTGGGAATCCTGCGGTCAAAGCCGGGGTCAGTGAGAACGAGGTTGCTGAACATCTTGGTGATGAACGGCGTGGATCGTATGTCGCACTGAACGAGGTGCTGCAAGGCTATGAAGTAGTCAAGAGCGTTGACAGCCTCATCAAGACGAGGCAGCAGCCTCACGTCCTGTCGGCAGTAGTGTATGTATAGGGCCTTGTCCGTGTCCCATGTGTCGTGGCCGTCGGGCAACTCTACCTTGGTTTCCCCTACTATTTCCTCGCCTACGTCGCCCAACTTGTAGGAGGGAAGTTTACCGTTCTTCAACTCCCACAACTTAGAGACAGCGAGCATCAGGTCGATGCAGTTGCGGCCTACGATGGGCTGGTCCCAATCACCGAAGTCATACCTTGCCTGTCGCAAGGGAGACATGGATGAGGCGGGAATGCCACAGACCCTACACCTGTCGAAGAACTGCTTGATGTCTGCGCCCGTGACATACCAACCTGCGATGATGTCAGGGTCTTGCTTGTTCATGTGCTTGATGAAGTGAGTCAGTAGACTCTTTTCATCCCCGAAGCCTATGGCCGGTGTGTTATATGAATATTCACCGTATTTATTATAAGGCTTAGAGTTGCCATCACCGAGGTCAGGCTCAAGGAACCAAACAAACTCTCGCTCGGAGAAGTTGTCGTAGACTACTATTACCCTTATCTTTCCCGTGACAGGCGACCACTCAGCATCGAGATACCAAGTCCTGTGCCTGTAGTTGGGAATCTTCTCGTTCCCATCGTTGATGTAGTCAGCCAATACACGGTTGACGTAGGGAATGTTCGCCTCCCACGTCTGTCCGGCGTAGCCTATGTCTGATACGTCCTTGGTGGTAGCACAGACGATCTTGGTCAGGGACTCGCCATACAAGCCTGTATAACCCGACTCTTGGCGAACACAATCTATGAATTCCGCATCCTCGTCACGAACAAAGCAGTAGGGCCAATAACCCGTAATGCTTTTCTGATAGCGTTCACCTTCCGGCGTGCGGCCACGAACAATGATGTCACGACCTCGCCCCCTCTCAACGATCATCTCACTCGCCTTTCTTTCTTCCACCGCGAGAGCGTGTTTCAATGTTGTGCTTGTTGAGCCACTTGTTTATGGTCATAGGAGAAGTGCCACACTCTAGGGCTATATCTGCCATAACCCTGTCGTTTGTGACATACTGCTCGTAGAGCCAATCGTACTCCTGATAGACCTTACCTACGTTTTTCCTGATGTGGACGGTAGCAACCGTGTCATCAAAAACAATCTCATGCGTGCCTAGTTCTAGTTCTTTTAAGTTTACCTGCATAGTATCATGCCCCCAAGTTTGACGCTTGGAATATGAAGTCACCGTCGCCAAGGTCGATGAACATCTTGATGCCCTGACCCATCGCGGTGAAGTCGAAGAAAGACATATTCACCTTGTTGTTGAGGTTCTTGAACACATAGTCAAGGCCGCCGTTGAAGGTGGCTTGGAACTCAACGCTCGGTGTCTGTGTTATCTGCGTAGTAGTTTTACCTTTGATTTCCGTGCCGACGTTGATGAACAACCCGTCACTGTTTGACATGACCCGGAACTCATTGTGCTTCTGCCCGTTCATCTCGTCGCACCTGAAAGCCTCAAACAAGTCTGTGCTGTCAAGTTCCCCGAAGACAACGGAGGGTTTGTACTCAGTCCCGTCCTTGCCTACATAGGCGTTGAGGGATAGTTTGTCTGCTATGGCGTTGGACTTGGTAGACCATGCGGCCATAGTGTCAGGTGTGTGTGGGAAGGCAAGTGCCTCCGAGGAAGCAGCCAGCGTGGTCTGTTTCCTACCTGATTTGATCGTCACCTTGTCTTCTTTTGGCGTAATGGTAAGTGGGCTGCTGTGGTACTTCAGCGCACCGAGCCAAGTGTTGATGTCGGTGACGGGAACAGTGCCTTCTCCCGTGCATGGTATGGAGAGGCGGTTGAGGGACGACACACCATCCTTGACAAGTGCCGTTCCCGTCAACCTACCGCTTTCCACCTTTAGTAGCACAGAATGGACCTGTGCAAAACTTTTACCCTCAATGTTCTGCTTTCGCTGCATTAGCGCAAGCAACCACTGTAGGGAGTTCGTATCAAGAGTAATCATCCCAATCACTCAAGCATCCAAGGTAGCCCAAAGAACTCGACCTTGCCGTTCTTGACGGAAAGTATGTCGTGCGTCGATCCTACCTTCTCAATGTTCTTGCCCTTCATTTCCTCGATAGTCCCACGGACTACCCACTCACCGTCACCAAGAGTCCTGTCACCCTCGACACCAGCCGCAGGGTCAGCCTTCTTCATGTAGCGAGATAGGAATATCTGCTGCGAGAACTTTCTCATGGTCCCTTTCTCCCACTCCGGGCGGAAGCCTACGGTCATGAGAACCTTCTTTCCTGTGCCGTCGTCCATATATTGAGACACCGGCTTGAGGTGGAAGGTGAAGTAAACCTTAGCCACGTTCAGGCTGTGTAGACGGGTCAGGATGTTCCTGTAGAGTCTGTTGCGCTCTCTCCACTCTTTCTGATTGAAGGAGTCGCCCTCTTCTTCTATGATACCCCTTGATAGTAGCGATGCACGCATAGCGTGTTCGCACCACTTCAAGAACGTAGAGCCACCGTCAAAGATGACACCACCAACCGAGTCAGGGTCTTCTTTGACCTGCTCCGCAAGGATGTTGACATACCAAGATGTCTTGTCAAGGAGAGCCTTGTAGTCCACGTTGTTGTCCTCATCAAAGATAGATTCGTCCGTCTCGTCGTGCAAAGGTAGCACGATGACGTTCTGCGCACCGGGATATACGTGGTCAACCGTGGCTTTAGCACTGTTGTCAACATCGAAGATGAATACCTTCTTACCGGACGTGATCTCAGGCTCAAGCAAGGACAGGGCGAGGCCCGTCTTCGCGGTGTTCTCATGACCCACAAACGCGCACCTGTGGGTGATCGTGTTCGTGGTGTTCTGTGTGAACATTCTCCTGTAGTATTCTGCATCGAACTTCGACTCAGGCTCGGTTGTAGTGGCGGTTGTCTGCTGTTTCACATTGGTTGCTTGTGTTCCCCAACTCATATTATCACCTCATTTGACTATACATATAAACCTACTGTGACGGTGCGGTTATGGCTGCGTCAGTCATGAGAATTAGTGCGGCCACGGAAACTGCGGCATCAAGGCTGTTGATGACCACGTTCACAGGGTCGATGACCCCATCCTCCCAAGCATCGCCGGTAGCCCCGGTGACACCGTTGAGATAGGAGCCTTCTTCGCCCTCAAGCGCGTTCAGGAACAGATCACTACCTGCGTTTTCTTTTATCGTAGTAATAGGTCCGGCTAGTGCGGTTGAGAACAGGTTGAGAATCTCAGCGTTCTCATCCCTCGGATGCTGCTCCAACTGAGAAGCGGCCCGATACAACTCGGACCCACCGCCAGCGATGACACCATCGGACAGTGCGTGCTTGCACGCATTGACGGCATCATCGACGCGCTCCTTGCGCTCTATCTGCTCTACCTCGGTCACGCCACCTACATAGATGGTGGATATTCCCGTGGTCAGCCGGGTGATCCTGTTCTGATACGCCTCTTTGTCCCACTCATTGTCAGTGCCATCCCTCAACTCGGTGAGAGCGAAGACGGAATCCTCAACGTCACCACCACAGTCAACGAGAACGGTGTTCCTCTCGCCAATGAAGGACCGCTTGCAAGTGCCAAGGGTATCTAGTTTTAGCGTGAGTTTATTGAACTCCGCGTCCATCTTCGTCCCTGTGGCTGCGGCTATGTCCTCCAACCATGACTGTTGCTCATGTGGCATACCGGGAACCTGCACGATGGCGCAGGACACCTTGCCCTGTATCACGTTGACAAGTAGGTTCTGCAAGACAGTGCTGTTGAGAGAGGCACAGAAGACCACAAGTGGCCTACCTTCTTTTATGCTAATCTCAAGTGCTGGCACTAGGTCATTGAACGTGTTGATCTTCCTACCTGTGACATAGACGAGGGGGTTCTCATACTCACACATATTGCGTGGTGCGTTTGCCATAGCCCTGTGCATGAACCCGGCGTAGACCTCAAAGCCGTCAGCCGAGTCAACGTATGTCTCGCCGTTGAGCGACTTCTCTATGGTCACTGTTCCGCTCTCGCCGTTCTCCTTCATGACGTTGGCGATCAGTCGCCCCAAGTCCTCATCGTTGTTTGAGGCTATGGTCGCCACATCAACGAGGTCGAAGTCCCTGTTCACCTTACTCTCAAGGTAATCCCTTGTCTGCTCGGTGTAGGAAATCAAAGCGTCACGGATGATCTGCGGGCTGATCTCCTTCTCCATCAACGACAGCGAGCCGTTGGCAAGGGTCTTAGCGATGATCGTGGCACTCGTAGTACCGTCACCTGAGTTGCCCTGTGCCTCGGAGGAAACCTGCTTCATCAAGTCGATTCCCATTTGCACGTAGGGGTCAGGGTCAGTGACAGCGCGAGCGATGGTCACACCGTCGTTGAGAATGGCAGGGTAGCCTCCCAACGGATTCTGTAGAATCACGGTGCGAGCCTGTGGCCCAAGAGTGCCTTTCACCGCATCAGCAACGAGATTGACACCCTTGAGCAACTTGCTCCTTGCTTCCGTTCCTGTCAGCATACTCATGTTCACGCCTCAAGTCCAAAAGAAGTGTTGTCGTTGTCGTAGAAAAGGTCTTCGACCCCTATGGCATACAAGTCCTTGTAATGCACACAGATAGTGCGAGCGTCGAGCGACACAGCCTTTTCCTCGTTGTAAAGGATAACATCACCCAAGTTTAGTTTTATGGGAACAGTTTCTCCCACCGACTCCACCACGAAGGCGGTCTTGAGGACAAGACCCGTCTCTAGGGTGTGTTCGGTAGCCACAAGGATAACGTGGTCGCCCAACGCCCTCAAGCATCCCACCCCTCGGTGAAAGACTCGGTGACGCTGGCAACCTCGTCAAAGGCATACCATCCGTTGACGGATAGCCTGTCTTCGCCTTCCCTGCTTCTCCATGCCTGTCCGACGAGCATGAGTTTCGTGCCGACGGCGAATGAGACATCCTCATCGCAGTAGACATCCACAGTGCCAGCCATCGAGGTTAGGTCGATGTCACCGCATACTAGGATGCAGCCACCGTTGTCCCGTGGGTCGATGTGTATGACCTCGGTGTTGACAGCGAGGCTTCGGTCCCACCATCCGTCTTGACCGTTGAACTTGTCGTAGTATGCGCCCAAGTCAGATAGGCCGTTCAGTAGGTTCTCAGCACCGATCAGATCACCGATCATGTCCATTGGTGGACCGGGGAAGATGTTCGCTAGGTTAGCGTCCGGTGAAGGGACGGAAACCTCGGCGTTCAGGTATGCTCGGTCAGGACTGCGTGCCGACTTGAGCGGTATGGTCAATGGCGTGAAGGTCGGGTACTGCCTGTCAGCAGCCTTTCCGCTTCCGCTTACAGTGATGAGTCTGAGGTCAGACTCGCCCTGCTTCCTACCGTAGAAGGCCATGACTCTCTCCCTCTCGTCCTGTGGTCGTGGTGCGCCGAACTTGAAGTTGCTGTCACCTGATGGGAAGGTTGGGTTGCTCTTGTCCCACACAACGTAGAAGTGTGTGTTGGCATCTAGGGCCATCGTGTGCTTTGGTAGAGCAGGTACGTCTGCCTCTTCAGCACCGAAGAAGTCTTCGCGTGCGAGTCTTGTGTAAGTCCCATCGTGGTTGTCCTCAAAGAGAACGACGGAACCAGCGTTGACCAGCGTGTTCTTGACCTCATCGGATGCACCGACGAGTTGGTTCTTCATCTTGTTGTAGAGAATCTTACCCCACTCTTTAGGTCTTGGCACGGATATGAACATACCCTCGTATGTGTCAGCACCAGCACGCCTCATGCGTGAGTTCTCGGAAGTTATGTTGCGGGCAGCGACTCTTAGAGCGAGAATGAAACAATCCTCGTCAGAGCGTCCGGCTGCTTTCCATGCAGCCCCCTGCTCGGCAAGAACTTCATCAGCCCTCGCTTGCACTACTTCAGGTGCGGCGTTCAGCGTCTTGGCGATATTATTAAGCATTTGTTCACTCATTTTATCCCTCGCGGTTGTTTGGTGGTCAATTGACTACGGCTATAAACCTAACCCTCTATCAGAAGAAGGACGAAGTTCGACAGTGCAATGTCGGGATCAACCCCGTCAATGATGTCTCGCTCGGCAGTTATGGCCGCGTCAATGACTCGCATCTTGGATTTAACGGCAGCATCGCCGTTGACGGCAAATCTGAATATCTGCCTTACTACTTCCCTTGGTTTCTGTCCCTCAAGCATACCGTTGGCTGCATCGAAGTCCTTCTCCTTGAAGCATAGTTTTAGGAAAAGAGTAGTGTTGAACCCTGTCTCGTTGAGTGAGTGTAGAAATGAAACCGCATCTATCTCCCTCTCAAACGAGGCAAAGGCTTGGAGCGCGTTGATGCAGTTGCGTAGGTCGCCGGGATGTGCGTCTGCGATCAGTCCCAACTGCGACATAGTGATGTTCACACTCTCGGAGCCACATATGACAGCGAGCCTGTCTATGATGTCCTGCTTGGGAACGGGATAGAACGGTATGTCCAAACATCGGGAACGGAGCCACGGGCTGATCTTACTTAGGTCATTGCAGGTCAAGATAAAATAACCCTGAGAGTTCTCAATGACACCCTTCAGTGCCGACTGTGCCTCCATCGTCAGTTGGTCTGCCTCGTCAAGAAGTATGATCTGCTCGTTCATGCCCATCCTTGTGAGCGGTAGCAGTTCTTCCTCCACGAAGGCAATGCCCCTTGTCTTCTTGCTCGACGCATTGAAGACGTGGATGGGCCAACCCCTCTCCTTTGCTACTACGTGCGCGAAGGTGGTCTTTCCCGTTCCTGCTTCCCTGCTGTGGACAATGGCGTGCTGTATGTTGTCGAATGCACGGTAGATGTCCCTCGCTGATCCTACGAGTTCATCAGGTGTGTCGGGTCGGTACTTGGTAGCCCATGTTGCGTTCATGACCTGTGCTTGTCGAACACAGATATATACTTATTCTAAACACTCGATCAAGAAGGCCGAGGCTCGCTCGTAGATGTTTGCTAACTCGTTGTGGCTTGGGTTGGGTCCGGTAACACCTGAACGATGATCCGCGTATATGGCGATTACCATTCCCGTCATAATACCTCGTAGGTAGTCATGTGATAGTTTGCTATGGGCTAAGTCCGTGACAGCCTCATCGTGTTCGTCCTCATCGTCGGGGTCAGTGAGTATGTTGAGAGCCGAGCGAACAAAGTTGGCCTCGGCTATGTTGGGGCCGGAAAGTATGGTTTCATAGTCAACGGGCTTACTTAGACCCAAAAGACTGTTGAACAAGTGAGATATGTCGCCTCCCATCATACCACTCATACTCCAACTGCCTTATCAATTGTTCCTCAAGCAATGTAGGCACTTGTCAAAGCCCGGAGGGAACACACGAATGCGTCCACAATCACAGGTCTGTGACTCGCCCTTCTGCTTTGGTGTCATAACAGTTGGACTACGGGTATAAACAATGTCATCACGACAATGTATCAGGGATCGGTCAATATCGTAGACAAGATGCTTTGCCTTTATGCCAATAGCATTCTCCACCTTCTCGCTGCCGACGGCAACGACCTGTGGATTCTTGCTCATGAGAGCGGATAGGCTGTGAGGGGAAGGTACGGTCCTGACGTTCTTCTCGCTTGTCAATCGCTCCGCCATTTCCTCCTTCGTCATCTCACCGTGTTCCCATAGGATCTCCACGATGAGTCGGCGCACCCGGCGGTTGTTCGCGCTCATATATCAATATTATTAGGTAAACTATATTAATCGTTTCCTAAATCAGCCCACATTATGCCGTTTGCGAAGGAATCATCATACTGTTGACTTCTCTTGGCCCATCTCTCCTTCGTCCTCGACTTGGTTTTGATATTGTGGGGTATGTTGTCTATACTGAAAGAACTACTATCATCGTAATATAACTTACCATAATCACCAAACAGTTTGTTCAAACTGTCATACACAAACTTGAACAAAGAGAATAATACAAGTGTAAAAGCAATACCCATTAAAGTTCCAACGAGATTCATCACAACCACTCGTTCACCTTCTGCTTACGTTTCCTTACATTCTTAGGCAAGTCATCGCCACGCGCTCTAACCTCATTGGCTACGGTCTTATAGTTTTCTAAGATAATCTCCCAATGCCTGTCGGTGCTGCGGAAGGAACTTGGTCTGACAGGCTCCACCTTCTTCTTCTTGGGCCACACGACCTTCATCCTCTTGGGCTTGACCCCGTAAGCCATGATAGCGTAGGAATACTCGTCGTCTAACACGGGAAAAACATCATTTAGTCTTCTGATAACATCAATGTGTACGTTGTTTGCCTTGAGAAACGCAATGGCAAGGGGAACGGGAACTACCTTGATCAGTTCACGCACCCTGTCACGGTCAGACCATGTGAGCATGGCGTTGATGGCGAAGAAGAACTTGTCCTTACTTTTAGCCTTAAGTTTGTCATCCACGATGCACAACTCCTTGGTCTTCTTGGTGAGTTCCGGTTTGATGTCCGTGACTATGACAAGCCTGTGCCTGATGTAGTCATGCCACCTCTCGACATCACGCGAGCCGAAGTTGTTCGTGTGTAGGATGTACGTGACGAGAGGTTGTACGGGGAGGCTGCTCATCTTCTCGTACATCACGACAACGGGTGGCTCCATGAAGGGAGAGGGATCGTTGGTGAAGATAATCATTCGTACAACTCCATGAACGGGTCATTGCTCACAATGTAATCGTGGATTCGTCGCATCTGATTCATTGTCAGGCCCCATACTTCTGCCACTGACCTAGATGTGACGGCGTAATCGCCAACGTGCCACTTCACGCCCTCGTAGGTTATCATTGCGATAAGACCATCTTCCTTCATGGCCGCCATCAGTTTCGGCAACTCCTTCTTGGTGATGCCACGGGTGGCGAAGTATTTACCGGATGCCGACCTCCACTTTCTCACACGAATCTCCCCTTGTTTCGGTACTGCTCTTTGAATCCCCTGCGCTCTATGAGGTGATACTTGTAGTCACACGACGCGGTGTTCCACTTAGTTTGCCCTTTACTTTTCTCAAGTGGTAGCCTCTCAAACATGAGCGTGCCACCATCGAGATACTCAAGGTACTCCATAGCCTCGTCCCACCTGTTGAGCGAGAAGAACATGGCGGGGAATCTCGCCATAGTATTCTTACCGTTATCCTTCTGTCCTGAAATCTTGATGAACGGGTAGTCCCTGTCCTTCTCCATTGTGAAGCAATGCAACTCAGCGAGGTCTTTCGTCGTAAGGTGGACTATCTTGCCATCGTGTGATTTGAAGTCCCTGTCTCCATACGTCATGACCCGCTCATCGCTCACTCCACCACCTCGTACTCGGTGTCTATGACCGTGTTCATGGCGAGCATTCTGCGCTCAACGAGATCAAGCAGGTGCGGTTGGTCGCGTAGTGTGTCAACTAGTATTCTGCTAATATCATTCATCTGCGCTTGCGCGAGTAGCAGTTGCGAGTCCACGCCGATCTCACGCTTGAGTTGACCGACAAGTTTCAGGGCCGAGTTTGCCTGACCGATCAGACGGGAAGCGTCGGCTACGAACTCGGATGTGATGCCGCCCTGTGCCTCCTTCTGTTCCTCCAACTCATCGAGGTAGGAACGTATTCTTATGACAATATCTTCTGCGGAGTCCAGCGTGTCGATTGACTTCGACCTCGCATCCTCGATGTGCTTGGCCTCATCGGGATCGAACTCAACGTGGTTGTCCATGTGGTACATGACCGTGCCTTCAGGCCAATTGTACCTTGTCTCTAGGTAGACGGGATCACTCTCGCCGTTCTGCACCTGAACCTCAAGGTCCTTGCGCTTCTTGTGGTCGCACATGGCGCAGCCACCCGCGAGAACCCACCGCAATACCTCTATCGCAAAAGCATCGTTCTCTTGTGCCAACCGTGTCTCTATCTCTCGTCTTGTCCTCATGCTGAAAACCTCTTGTTGTTGTCCCTCGATCTCTCTTTGCCATCAGTTCGCCGTAGCATCGGGTCTATTGGGAATAGAGTGTCGTATTTAGCCTTTGTCATCCTGAACTCCATTGGGTGCTTGTCTCTCTTTTCGATGCCCTTGATTCTCCTGATCCTCGCGGCAAATTGGTTGAAGTGCATGGTGTGTCTAGTTTGACGGTAAAGGTTTCCGTTGCGGTAGGTCATGTTGTGGTATATCTCGTCTGCCGTCATCCACCTGTCTTCTTCAACGAGGTAGCGGGCAGCGCACTCCATAGCCTTGCTGTTCTTCATTCTCCTAGCGTTTCGTCCTGTCAATTCATTCATTTTCATTCCCCCGTCCCGAAGCAGCAGTAAACGCCGGGTCTTCCGCGTCCACTTGGCTTGACTTTCTTCTCATGATACCATTCCTGATCCTGTAGGTTCTCGATGATCCATCTCTTTGCTGTGGGGTAGTCCACGCTCAAGGCTTTCACGATGGCCTGAACCAATGCGCTTCTCTTGACCTCTTGCATCCAATACATATCCTTGATGAGTTTGAGGTTCTCGTCCATGACCTCACGGCGCATGGCGAGCGATTGATCTAGTATTGTCCTAAGAGTATCATCAAGCCTGATGATGAGAGGACCGCCACCGTGATACTCAGGCTTCATCATGGCGTAGCCGATGCACAACTTTCGGAACAGGTTGGCCTCAAAGCCCCTGACTTGAGGTTGGTCAAGCCATTCCGCCACGTCATCATCGAAGATAATCCCTGTCGGTGGGTTGGCGATGGCTTCTCTCATACGGTTGCGAATCCAATCTTTTATCTCAATATTAAGGTTGGCTAACTCTAGTCTTTCGGCGGTTGTCATGTTGGATTGAGCGTGCTGCGCTTTCTTGTATAGTCTCTCCTTCTCAGGTGTCATCTCTATGTCGATGATGAAGAACCTGCGGTCAAGCCCGGAGTCCAACTCAAACCGTGCGGGCTGTGTGCCAGCCCAACAGGTGTATCGTGTGGTGTATTGCACCCACCCGGCACGCATGGCCTTCTGCACACGGCCATTGTCAAGGGATGTCAGTAGTTGGTTCTTCATGTCCATGCTGTGATCCTTCTTGGAAGCATCCGACATACTGCTGAATTCCTCAAAGCCGAGGAAGCCACCGCACATCTCACGGGCGATGGGTCGCCCCATGATGTCGCCTTCTTCATTCACACTACCGAACAAACCAGCCTCAGTGATGCTGTTCGGACCCATCATCGTGCGGAACCCTTCACCGAGATCCGAGTTGTTGCTGTGGATGAGTCCTGTCCCTTCAGCGAGGAACATTAGTATTAGGACTGATTTACCTGAACCCTTCGGGCCTCGCATCAGGATGTGAATGCGAGTGTCGGCCACCTGTGTCATCGGTGTATAGATTGGGATGTTGTCGTGCCTAAGCGGGCAGTTCTCTATGACGAAATCAGTTTCCTCATCGACCAACGGGCTGTCAGGATCGAAGTCACACCGGGAACACTTGTTGATGGCGTTGAAGATGTGGCCCCCTATGCTACACAGGAAGATGGGTACTTTGTCCTCTATGTCAACAAAGTGGTTTCTCTTTGCGAAGTCAATAGTTTTATCGAAAATGTTCATGCGTAAAAGCCTCCATCAAGTAGCGTCTTCAAGTCAGCAGTCTCGCCCATATGCTCAACCTGCGTGATCATCTCGTATATCTCGCCTACCTTGGCGTGGTTGACTCCGAGCGCGTGAACATCGGATAAGAAGTTGATTAGCATATCTGAACCCCTCTCATTGACAAACACATTCTCGTCGTGCGAACAGATAGCGACCCAATTACCCTTAATAACATTGTGGTTAAAGTTCCCAAAGATGTTAGCGAACATCCAACAGGGCGGGGCTATCAACATATCTTCTTCTATGCGCGAGCCATCCGTCAGGTAAGCGTCTTCTTCCGGGTTCAGGTAGTCGAAGACAACGAGTTGGTCATCAGGAACGTAAGCCTGTTCTGCTGCCGGGTAGCCGCCCATGAGGTGAGATGTGAGATAGAGCGACTCATCCACACCGTAGGACGAGAGGTGCATGGTTATGTCCCTGAACACCGGGTAGTTGTAGAGCCATGCCTTTGTCATGTTTGCGCCGACGATGTATGTGTGGCTTAGTCTTAGGATGAAATAACGTCGCCCGTCATCGTTTCTGCGCTCGTACACACGCCATTCGGGGAAGGTTGGATCGGGGAAGGTGTTCATCGGATCGACTGAGTGCAACTTGCTGAAGATTTTTGCGACAGGTTCCTCGTCACCGATAAGTCCCATGCCAGCGACAAACGAGGCAAAGCCCTGCTCGCCTTGATAGAACGTGATGAGCGTGGTAGGTTCATGCGTGGGTGTCTTTGTCCACACTATGTCTGTGTCTCCCATGTTCACGATTTCGATAGCAACACCTCCTTGCGAATCTCCTTGACAGTCTCCCAAAACGGATGCTCGCCTCTCGCTTGCCAATTCTTAGGGCAATCGGGGTAGGCTTTATACACTTGCTCTCGGAAGAAGGACGGGAACTTTGCAAGGGGTCTACCGGAACATACTATTCTCTTTACAATATCCTCGATGGGTCGTGCGTGCCACACTGTCATCGCACAACTGCTTGTCGATACATCACTGTAGTATGTGACCTTGACCCTTTCCTCATCCGTGCCTTGGTAGAAGTAGTATGGGTTCTTAGTCATTATACCCGTGATACTTTGCGAGGTCATGCCGTACCATATCCCTCTCCTGTGCCTACCTGAGTATGCCTTCCTGTTTAACAGGTGGTCGCGTATCTCGGACATGGTAGCGGGACCGTTCTCCATGAGATAGTCCCAAACGTGCTGTATCGGTTGCTTGTTTCTCGCTTGGTGGTACTCACTTCTCTTGGTCATATTACACCCTCGTTTTACCACGCTTATTAATTTTTATTTCTGTTTCGCAAGCGTCAAAAAAATAAAACGGGGTACTGCTCTCATATCGTTTATTTTTTTTATTTGTTCTTTAATGTTTTAGATTACTTACCTATTAACTTAAAACACTATACACGAAATAAAAGAATTAGCAAATAGGCTCGCAGCACCACGTTTATTTTTTTATGGCATTATTGAGACAATTGAAAATAATCCTCTCGCTCGATCTTGTTGCGTGGGTAGAACGGTATGTTGTTGGCCCTGCCCCTCGATGGGGATTCGATCTCAGTGCCGTCTATCCTTGCCTTTGCGTGTGTCACAGTATGAACTTGAGTCTCACTTAACCTGTCTATTTCCTCATACAACTCATCGGAGGGTATCAGGTGAATCCATCCGTGTATGGTCATGGTTGCCAATGGTTGCACGAAACCCCTACCTACTTTCATCCTCAAAGTAAGATGAGTCTTTTGCTGATCGCATACGATCTCTATTATACGAGAGTCTCTTTCAATACATATGGCGGGCCTCTTGTTCGGCCCCATGTCCACGGTCCTGAGATAAACACGATGAGGATAGTAATACTCAAACAACTCGTCGTGTATGGTCAAGAGGTATTCGCTGTTGGTCTGCCACGCGCCATCGTCTATGGCGTTGATCTCTTGGCCCACGGTCCACACAGGGATAGATAGACCCGGTGCGCTCTCGATGAAATCCTCGATCATACTCTTAAGGTCAAAGTGATCTAGGAAACGATTGAAGTCCACGAACTTGAATTCTGAGTCAATGGTCTTCAAGAACCTGAACAGCACCGACCTATCGTATATGTATAGGTGCAAGCCACCACAATCCATCTCGACTTCAGGTTGCTTTCTAACCTCGCCGTTTACCCTACGGACGGGGCTTGCGTGTAGTATCTCTATCTCATCCAAATCTAGGATCAGGTAGTCATTCGTCGTTTGGTTTCTTTGCATCACTC